GTGTTTTGTTTCAGGGGCTTTAAAAAGTGCTTTCTTGTCAATATCTAAGATTATATTATGTTCCACATATTCTTTCAATACGGCGTATTTGTAAAGTTCTTTTATCGCTCCTAGCGCCTTACTAAATGCTATATATTTTTTCTCAAACTCCAAAAACTCTAACGCCGAAATAATATCACGTCTGCTTATTTTCTTAATATCCATATCGCCAAATTTAGGCAGAAAAAATCTATCAAAAAAGCTTTTTATCGTTTTTTGCTGCTTTGCCAAAACCTGCTTTTGCTTTCTAATAAACCACTCGTGAAATATATCCTTAAACCTTTTTTCCTCGTCCGTATTATTCTTTTTAGGGTCTATCCCCTTGCTTATCTGCTCTTTTAACTCTAGCTTTAATGCTCGTGCTTCTTTTAGGCTCATTATCGGATACTGCCCTAAAGTTATTCTTGCCATTTTGTTGGTCGCGGGGCTTTTATATTCTAAAATAAAAGATTTTTTACCATTAGGGCGTATCTCTATTAGCATATTCTCGCCGTCACTAACAAAATATTTATTCTCTTTAGGCTTTAGCGATTTTAAAAGGGTATCATTTACTTGTGGGCTTGTCTTTGGCATAGTTTTTACTGACCTATTTTTTGAGATTTTGCGGATTATAACATTAGTCAGTTAAAAAATATTTCGCTATCTTTTTACAACTTTTTACTTATTTTTACAACTTTTTGTCTATTTTTAGGATAATTAGCTGGTTTTTGCTAATGTATTTTTTACAACTTTTTACTTATTTTTCTAAGTTATGGTGTCCCCAGCGAGGTTCGAACTCACGACCTCAGAATTAGGAATTCTGCGCTCTATCCAGCTGAGCTATGAGGACAAA